TCTTCGAAGATCTGTTTGGTCTTCGTGTCTTCTGCTTGGCTTGCCATTTTTTTCCTTTCTTGCGGTGTCTACCGCGTTACGTGGGTTATTCCACGTTTGTAGTTTACTACTTAATTATCCTTTGAAGTCTTCTGCGCGTCCCAGTAGTTCGGGCGCGTTTGGTGTGATTTCGCCTGTTTCGTCGTTGAATGTTCCGACGTGGTACAGCTCGTAGTCTGTAGGGTTCCCATGAATGGGTGTCTGTGGGTCGTTGACTGCTTGCCTGAAGCTTCTTATTGCTTCGTTGCGTGTGTGTACTGTCATTACCGGCGCGTATGCTTCTGTTGCCCTGTCGTATAGTGATACTAGCAGTTTCATATTGTCCTTTTTAGTTGTTGAATTTTAGCGATGGTTACTTGCTCTTTTACTGCAAGTCTTTCCGGCGTGTTGTCCGCCCGTTGTTGATACCCGTTCCATTCGCGGATTTCCTTGAAGTCCCGCAGTTTTTCCGGGTCTAGTTTTTTCAGTATTTTGTCGTAAAATTTTGGTACGTTCGTTTCCTTTCCGTTGATGATGATTTTGTCATTTGTGTATACGTCCTTCATGTGGAACCTCAACCAGTCTCCACCTATGCCCGGCTTCCGGCTCATTTCGTTGAATTCTGGTACTAGGCTGTATTCGCCTAGGAAGTCGTATCGTTTGTAATGTTCCTCGGCTTGTTCGCCGTTGATTTTTTGCATGCAGTAGCGTGCAATGTATGCAGCACTTTCGAATGTTGCATCGCCTGTGCTAGCGTGACCCATTCCCCATAGTTTGGTGAGTCCTTCGGACGTGAATATTTTTTCTTTGCTTTCTGATAGTTTGAAGTATGTTTTGTCTTCCCAATCGTGGTTAAACAAGAGTGCGTGGTAGTGCGGTCTGTCGAGGTCTCCGTATTCGCCGCACATATAGAATCGGATGTTTTCACCGTGTTTCTTCCTTAGTCTTTTCATGAATAGGACGTAATCTAAGTATCTTAGTCGTCCTCTTTCTGGAAGGTTTTCGTCGTTGTACGTAAGTGTAACAAAGCAGTTTCGTTTATACATTTTGGCTTCGTGTACCGCGCGCATTGCCCATATTCGGCTGCGCTCCAATCGGCATCCGACGCATTGTCCGCATGCGATTGTGATTTCAGTTGTCGAGCCATGTCTTCTAAGTTCGCTGAATACTACACTTCCGTTTTCTGCCCTGTACCCCGTTATTGGGTGATAGCAGGGCATTTTTTACAGCCTAATGCCGCCTCTCATTGGCGCGCTGTTGATGTTGGCTGCTTTCGTTGTTTTGGCGTTGTGATTAAACGCCTTTGCACTTCTGTGCTTGTTCACTGGTGAACGTTTCATTTTGCGAGTATCTTTCGAGCGAGTGTTTCGATTTTGATTAACTCTGCTTGCCAGAGTTGTTTGATTGTTGGCGGTGCATCTGCACTCGCCTTTCGTCCCACCTTTTCAGCGTGGGTTTTTAGTGCGTCTGCTAAGAGCACTTTTTCATCGTCTTCGAAGATCTGTTTGGTCTTCGTGTCTTCTGCTTGGCTTGCCATTTTTTTCCTTTCTTGCGATGTCTATCGCGTTACGTGGGTTATTCCACGTTTGTAGTTTACTACTTATTTTATTTATTTCTACTATTTTTCCTTTATATTTTTCCAGATTGTTATATCGTTATTGATGTAATGTTTGTTCATTACTTACTGATAAACAGGGTTTTCAGTTCTAGCGTCTTGCGCTTGTTCTTTAGCTGTTGGGTTGGCGCTGCCATACCATGTTAGCGTTTTAGCCCGGCTATCGCCTGGGCTTGTTTTTTCCCCGTCGCCTTATCAAGGCGGCACCCCCAATGCGAAAAGGCCCCGAACGGGGCCTTGAGCGAGGGGGGAGGACCAGTTTTCTACTTGATGTAACTGGTCCGAGTGACACCTCTTTGGTTCACTCTTATTTAACCGGATCTGGTGGCTTAACGTCCGGCTTCGGCGTTGGTACCTCCGGTTCTTTTCTTTTTATTGCGAGGCCCAATTTTACGGCCTCTTCTCCGTTTTCTTCGTCCTGCATGAATTCCATGAATTGCTGCGGGTCGTTTTGGAATCGTGCGCGTGCTTTTGCTGGTAGCTGCATGAATTCCGTGTTGGCTTTAACTATTACGTTCATAGCCGTTTGGAAGTCGAATGTTTCTTCGAATTCCTGTGTTTGTGGGAAGTTGATCGCTGGCGGCATCTCTCCTGTTACCCCAAACCTTTCCACAATTGTGTTGATGTCTACTTCGTCTTTAAACTGTTGTTGTGTTTTGCTTTCTGGCCCGGTGTCCGTGCCTGTTGCGTTGCTTACTTTATCCGTATCGTAGTTATACGGTGTTCTTATGAATGGCGTAATTACTTCGCCTGTTTCTGAGTCTATCATTTTGTCAGTCCTTTTGTGGTGTTGAGTACTTTTCCTGCTGAGTTGAGGATTGTTGCTAATGCTCTTCCCCATGGGCTTGCATCTCCCCCCAATGTTTTTTCGAATGCTTCAAGGTTTTTAGCTCCTTCGATTTCTGTTCCTGCTAATGTTGTTAGTACACGTTTGTAGGCTACTTCTGCTTCCGTTTGTGTAATTTGTTCCATTCGCATACGTCTGTCGATATCTGCTAGTGCTGTTTGTGCCCTTAGAAGGTTTCCTTTTTCTGTTTCGTTCCAGTGTTGTTTCATTACAAGCTGAATTTCTTCTCTTGTTTTGTTAAGTTGAGTTTTTAGGTTTTCTGTTTCTTGAGCCATTTTTCCTGTGCTGGTTGTGGTGTTTCCAGTTTGGGCTTCGATGAGCTTTGTTTGTGCCTTTATTTGGTCGGTTTGTGCCTGTTTGTTTACAGTATCTGCGTTTACGTTAGCTATTGTGGATTGTGCCGAGTTTTGTTGTGCGCTTTGCAGTCCTTTGTTTAACACTGGTGGCCCTGCTGCTGCGCTTGTTGCTCCGTTGCTGTATGCTAGCATTGGATTAAGTCCTGCTGCTTGCAGGTCTTTTGTCGTATCCTGATACGCTGTTTGTCGCAGTTCTCTTTGCTGTGCGTATGCTGTCTGATTGGTTTTTTCCGCGTCGTCTCTTCCGAGCAGGTCATCCCCTATTCCTCCGAGGATGCTTCCTACAGGTCCGAAGAAGCTGCCGATTCCGCTGAATAGTCCCATGATCAGAAGTGGTCGATTAGACCCGGTACGCTGTACATTGGTAACAGTCGTGCTGCTTTCAGGTTGAAGAATGCGTCCATTAGGAACTGTTGTCCGTCTGCTGCTGCTCCTACCGCTGTTGTTCTGCTGATTACCTCTTGTGCGCTGTCTGTTATGAATGCGTCATTTAGCGTTGGTAATGCTGTGAATTTTTGCGCATAGTGCCAGAAGTCGAGCGTTGGTGTTGTCGTTCCTCTGAACAGTCCCGTTATCATGCTTGGCCGATACCGATACTCTGCCCATCGTTCCTGATAGCCGAACACGTTGTTGTCGTTGGCGTCTCCTCTAACGTAGATTTCTTTGTTCAGGATTGATTGTTCGCCTAGCATGGCGAAGACTGGCATGTAGTAGTCGTATCGTGTTGACCGGCTCCACATCCTTCGCAGTCCTTGTTGGTATGTCAGGTCTGCTCTTACATTTGCTAGCCCGATTATGGTTCCGTGCTCTGTAAATGCTTGATTAAATCCGTCACTTTGTTTGAGTATTGTTCCCATTGCCGCAAGGTTTCCAAGTGGTGTGCTAGCTCCTGTAGTTCCAGTGGGCCCAGTTTGTGCGATTGGATTGATGTTAACAAGAGTCGATCCACCTCCAAGGTATTCAGGTCGTTGCAGTCGTGCGTCAGGGCTAGTAACTCCCCAATGAGATTTGAGGATTTCTGTATACCTTGTTCCACCGCGTGCGTCCCTTTCAAGTAGTTTTTGGATTTGAAATGATTGCCGGAGTTGGTTGATTGTTGCGGCGGTTGCGCTTGTCAGGTCGGCGAATACTTGCGGTACTGCTGTTGCGCCTACGCCCGAACTCATTCGCATGATGACGTCATTTGGTGATCCTGCGTTGACGCCTATAGCGAATGGATATGGAACGCTTGCCCCCGATGTTTCTTTGGCTGTTGAGCCGGCCAGGGGGTTGACGACTGACGTTGCGTTGCGCCCAAGTCCGATGATTGGCGCGGTTGT